ATCCATTTCATTACCATCAGGACCAGTAAGTTTACCAGCATTGTAAGAAGCAAAGCCTTTTACTTTAAGGATAACATTTCTAAGAGTACCATCAGTATAAACTTTAAGGTCTTCAGGAACTTGTGCATCTACAAGTTGACCTCTTTTGAAAACAACTGGAGTTGCTTCACCAACTTTAATATGAATCTTACCTTTTGAGTTATCAAAGAGGAAGTCATTATAGAAGAGGTCATAAAGTGTTTTGTGCATATAGGTAGTAACTTCAGGGTTAGTTTGTCTAACTCTTGTACCTTTAACATGTGCTTCATCATTGTAAGCTTCATCATATGAGGTGAAACCAGAGGCAACAACTTCATTAGATTCAACATCAAAGATTTCAAACATTTGGTCATTTACTACTTCATCAGGGAGATAGAATCTATTATAGGTAGAACCATCTCTTCTGTCAGTTCTCTTATAACCCATAAGACCAGTATGCCTACCAGTAGCACCATCTTTAATTTCTTCTGAATCCCATTCTCTTTCAGAGGTTACAGGAAGGAGGAAGAAGAGTTTACCTACTGGGAGGTTCATAGCCTGTACTGAGACAATATCATTAGCAAGGAGTTTGGAGAAAACTCTTCTAACAATAGGGAATACAACAGTTTCAAAAGAGCCACTGTTGGATGCATCAGATGCTTCTTTCAGCATTTGTTTAGCTTGGTTTTCATAAAGAATTGCAATATTATCTTTAATTGAACCATTGAGACCCTCGGTCATACCAAGTTTGTCCCATCTGTCAATAATTTCATTTCTTCTTTGTCTTTCAGCATTTTCAGCAATCATACCTACTTGACCAGACTTTAAAAAATCAATCATAATAATCCTTTTTTATTTAAATAATTTATTATCTTTGTTCAATTCTCTTGATTAAGTCCAGAGTGTTGAGAAGTTCTTGTGATTTATAAGTATTTTCATTTACTGTTTGAGAACCAGCAACATTTGAAGGGACTTTATTTTCAAGTGTGACTTGTTTTTTGTTTTTCTTCAGCTCTTTATCAATTGATTCATAGAGGGCTTTAGACTGTTCAATAGTTTTTGCTTCATTAGCAAATCTGTTTACAATTTCTCTTTTTTCATCTTGGCTTACCACATTTTCAGTGAAAAGTCTAGTGATTTTTGCAAGGTTGGCATTGACAACATAGGATTCCTTAATATTTTGTTTGAGTTCTCTTGTACCTTTTTTAAGACCAACAATTTGTTTTTTGTAGGCTTCATTAAGTTTCTTAAGTTCCTCATTTTCTCTCTTAAGGGATTCAACCATTTCATCATAGCCAGCATCTGCTGTAGAGACATGTCTTTTTACTTTTGGGCCATATTCTTTTCTGTTATTAGGAATATGAGATTTAGAATTACTTCTTTGTTGAACTGCACCACCAACATTAGTTGCTTCATCAACAACAGGTTCTTCAGTCATAGGAGCAGCACCACATTCTTCAAGTTCCTCTTCCTCATTAACAGTTTTTTCAAAAGGTTCACCTTTATCTTTAGATGAGCCAGCCCAAGGTTTGTCAGTTCCAGTTGGAACACCTTTTTCCCAAGATTTACCAGATTTTGAAGGTTCATTGTTAGATAAGCCTTGAATTGGGTCTTTATCTTGGTAATTATCAGTGTATCCAAGGGAGACCTCATACACTACATTTTTGTTTTCTTTCATAACATTTTTTCCTTTTTTACTTTCATCAAATCTTGGTTCATCATCAAGAAGTTCATCAGATTCAGGTTCTGCCAAATCTAAATCAGATTCATCAAATTCAATTTCTTCTGCATCAGTATTTGGAATACCTGCAATGTCAGCATCTTCTTTGACAATGTTTTCAGTAGTAACATCCTGTTCCTCACCATCACCTTCAATGCCATCTTCAGCATTCATACCAAGGCTAATAACATACTCATTACCTGTTTCATTATCAGTTAATTCAATCTTATCACCATCTTGTTTTACAACAACTTGGTCATCATCTTTCATTAACTTGTAAACTTTCACTATTTGGTCATAGTCTTCCACACCAGTAAGGTCATAGGTATTTTCATCACCTGCTTGATAATCACTGTAGTTGTCCCATTCATCTTCATCAGATTTAGATTTTTCTTCTTCTTTGTCAGATTCAGGTTCTTCCTCATCTTCAGAATCAGTTTCAGGTTCTTCTACAGTATCATCAGCCTGTGCATCATCATCAACTACTTCATAAGAATCATTTTCTTCTTCATCATCTTCAATTGATTCTCTGATTGCATCTTTTACTGTTTCACTAAGCATATCTTTAAGGATATTTTTACTTTCTTCCTTAATTGCATTTTTCATTTGAATTGCTTCAAGAACAGCTTGTTTTACAGTATTTTTATTCTTAGTGCTCATTGTTTAAAGCATTT